GAACTATATCATTTATAGGTTTAGCTTCTTTATTTATTTTTGGCTTTCTATAACATTCAATCTTTCTATATGGAATATCACATTCTTTTTTTACTGCTATGAAAATATCACAATCTTTTGGAATTAATTCTAATGCCTTCTCTTTCATTTCTAGCAAAAATTTCAATCTTTTTAGTTTCAGATAAGTTATTAATAATCATTTCCAATCTCTCCATTTCTCACTCTTTCCCAAAACTTGCCTAGTTCAATCTTTACTTTTTCTGCTTCTTCTTTAGTTTTAAAGTAATTTCCTTGCTCAAAAAAAACATCATCTATTTTCTTTTTAATTTCATTTGTATTCCAAATTTCACATTTGCCATCTAAAAAATAATATACTTCGCCTTCTTCTGCTCTCCATCTCTTAGGTATTCCATATTTTTCATTAATACAATTTATTTTATCTAAAAATAAAGCAATATCTTCTCTTGGAACTGTAAATATCAAATTGTCATATTTTTCATCCCCATATGTATAAAGTTTTTTGTTTATAAAATCCCAACTTGGAAAATTATAACTTCTTGAATATTCTGTATCTTTACTTCTTTTTAAAATCTTAGTATTTTGTTTTAACATCCCAATTATTCCAAAATTATTAGTTTTTATTATTTCAAATTCCAATACATTTTCTTTTTCCATTACTTCCTCCTAATTATTTTAATATTCATTTTCCTTCTTTCTTAGTTCAGCTAGTTTAATTTTTAACTTAGCAACATTTAGTCCTGTCTTAGTTAACTCAGGAACAGAACTAATTAATCTGCATTTATTTAACTCCTTCAGCTCATTCCTAGTTACACAAATTAAATTTTCAATATTTAAATTATTTTTATCTCCATCCGCAAATATGATTACAGCACCTTTTGGAATCTTCTTTTTGTGATATTGTTCCCAAACTACTCTATGTTTCAGACCCCATCTTTTCTGCTTATCGCCTTCATTAGAAACTTTTATAACTGTATAACCTTCTGCATCAATTCTTTCACTTCCAATTGGTTTCCAATTCTTTGGCTTATTACCTTTTTTGAAAGAAGTTCTATTGGCTCTCATACACCCTTTCTTCCCTTTGTTCCACGGAATAAAACCTTTTCTAAATTGTCCTGTTGTTCCTGTTTTTATTTTTTTTCTGCTTAATAAACTACTTAATTTATCAACTGTCATATCTAAATCATATTTCTTGTTAAATATTTCAACTATTTCTTTATAAGTTTTTCCATGAGCAATTTTCTTTAAAAAATCTATAATGTCATCTGTATATTTTTTCATAATTTAGCCCTCTAACATTTTTGGTAACTTATTATCAGTATTCATCATATCGTCTTTAAACTTAGCAGCTCTCAATGCTAAATCTCCATTACTTATAATTACATTTGCTATCTTTATCATAGCTTCACCTCTAGCTATTTCTTTTTCTAATTCTTCAACATTCATATTTTCTTTACTTAATTTGTCCATTTGTTCAAACAATTTTGCATTTAAATCACTTAATGTATTCATTCTTTTATCTCCTCTCTAAATAAGTTTTTTCTTCTTTAAATCTGCATATTCTTCTAATTCTTTTACCAAATCTTGTTCTTTTACCTGGAACATTTTAAAATAATCTCCATTTTTTGAAATATATATCATACATTTTTGTGTTATAAATTGTTGTGGTATAAGTAAAATATTTGGTTTATCTAAAGCTTTACCTTTTTTTCTCTCTAAAAATGCTACAGTTATATCCTGTGTTCCTTTAGCTCTAACCCACCAATTTATATTTTTTTCACTTCTTACTGTTATAGAACTATATTTAACATCAATATTAAGTCCTTTGAAATTAAAGTCAAAAATTGGATTGTTCTTTTTCCAGTATTTGTTAGCATCAATAGCTTCAGGAACTAATTTTTGAAAATATTCTTCAGCTTCTCCACCTTTTTTTCCAGCTTCACTTCCATATTTGATTTTATCTTGAATTTTTAAAATTCCACTTCTTAATAGGATCTTATGTGCAGTCAGTATTGGCAAACCACTTTTTCTAACAGATTCATAAAAATCACCACATTCCATATATATCTCAACAATCTTTTCCAATATCTTCCACCTCCATAAGATATGTTTCGTTACTTCTTCTAACAAACCAATTTTTTGAAACTCCAAGATGTAATGATAATGTTTGATTCCCATCTATTCTTTGAATTAAATACATTCCAGGACTTGTTTTAGATTCCATAATATATTTATATTTTGTAGTCTTATATTCTCCACAATATAAAGACTTTAATAAAATAATATCTCCTGGTTTTAATTCAACATTTAATTTATTATCAACAAGTTCTATTTTTTTCATTTTTCTCCTTTTTTTTCTCCTGCTTCAACAATAATTTCTGTTAGTAACTCACAAAAATACGGTGATTTTAAATAGAATTCATTTGGAAACAAAGATAGTTGATTTTTGGTATCTTCTAAAAATTTGCTCACATCTATTCCAGAATTTTTCAATTTTGAAAGTTCAATATAAGTTTTTATAAGATCATCAAATTCTTTTAGTCCTGGATTAGCTTCAAAATAAACTTCATTAATATCTTCTTCATGACAACTATCTAAAAAATCTACTCTTGTCTGTATTTCAAGTTTTGCTTTAAAAATTAAGTTTTTAATTTTTTCTTTAAGTTCCCAGTAATACATAAATTTTAATTTTTCTTTAGCAGTTTTAATTAGTCCATATATAACTAATTGTGTTATTTCTTTATTTTTAAATTTCTTTTTTTTGAAATATTTTTTGTGCATTTCTAATAATTTAACTTCAATTTCAAGAAAATTAATCTTTAGAGTAAAATTATTATTACAGACACTTAGAACGAAATTTGTGGATTCTTCTTCAAATAATTCAGTTTTATTTTTAGCCATCTTTTCTCTCTTTCCAATCAAATTCTTCATTTTCTTTTTTCTCTTTGTAGAGTTTAATAGCCATATCCTTAGCACTATAATTTCTCATACCAATAACTTTTTCTCTACTTCTCTTTTTATATGCAGCATCTGCTTTGCTTTTATCTCTCCAATATTGCTTTTCACAAGTAGCAGAGCAATATTTAACTCTTTTATCTTTTATATCTGTAACACACACTCTTGTCCCACAATGAGCGCAGATAAATTCACGAGGACAATCAACATTCTTATAAAACTGATTAACTCTTATTTTCATTATTCCTCCTATAAAAGTTCAGGAATTGCTATATCTTGATATACCCAATTCATATATTTATTAGATAAATCAAATAATTTATTTAATTCTTTTTCATCAATTCCAATTTTTCTAGCAATCCCTCTCATTTTAGCAGTATTTAAATCTTTTACCATTCTAGCCCATGAACCAAGTGTTCCCATGAAACCAGCTGGAAGCCTTTGTTTAATATCATCAAGAGTTAAAATTAAATTTTCACTAATTCCATTGAGACATTTTTCAGTTTGTTTTCCAATCACATCTCTGTAAAATAAGTTATTTTCAACATCTTCTCCTTCATCTTCAGACTCAAAATAAGTATTAAATATTTTATCTGCTACTGCTCTTGTTTTACTAATTAACATGAACTTATCAAATTTGATATAGCCTTCATTTTCTTTAATTTCTTTATCCCAAACCTCTTTATGTTTTTGACAAACAATTGAGATATTTAAAAGAGTTGTAGCAAACTTTGTAGCAAAAAGTTTTTCATCAGCTGGTTTTTTAACTATTTCAATTTTTTTCTTTTCATTTATCTTTATTTCCCTTTTCTCTGTTTTCTTTGCTTTCCTCATTTTTGACACCTTTCTCTGCCATAAGAGCAGCCAAAGCTAGTTTTAAAATATTCATAAAATCACATCCAACTTTCTAAAAGTTTAAATATAAAATTTATTTTATTTTTTAAATTTTCCAAAAAACTAATTTCCATATAATCTACTTCAAAATTTTTTATTTTTTTATTTTCATAAGCTAGTACAACAGCTTGATTAAAATCTTGTGTTAAATACTCTCCATCGACAAGGTAAGTATCTCCCCATATTTTTTTTATTTCTAACATTATTCCTCCTAATAATATTGACACTGCAAACAACTTCTTGTAAAATAAAACTGTTTCGGGGCTTTATCAACACGAGCAAGTTGCTTGCAGTGAAAAATGATAAAGTCTTTTTTAGACTAGTCTATTTAAAACCTTTATGAAAACTTTAAGTTCCTCTACTTCATTTCTTAAACTAACAATTCTTGCAATTCCTAACATAGCAACAGCTGCATCATCATTAATCAATGATTCATTATATTTAATAGTTGCTTCTGCTTTTTCTATTAAAGTTTTTTTATCAATCATAGTTATAGTTCCTCCATAAGTTTTTGTAGACTGTTGATATATTCAGTCAATTCTTTTTTATATTCTGTTTTTTCTTCCTCTTTTAATTTCTTAGCTCTTTTTTCCATTTTTTTAATTTTATTAAAATTAAAGTATTTTTGACCTTCAACTTTAATTTCAACTTTTTCTTCTTCTTTTGGCGGAGCTAATAATTCTTTTATTTCTTTAACTTTTAAAACATCTGTACTTAAAACTGCTTGTACATCATCAAAGCCTAATGAATTATGAGATAAAACCTTTATAGCTTGATCTGATAAACTGAATATTTTATCTTTGTAATCAGGAAAGTAAGAATATAAGTTCCATCTTTTTAAAAATACTGAAATCATATCTTTCGTAAATCCTGCACTCTCATACCAAGCCATAAAACTTCCAGAGGGTTTTAATAGTTTTTCTATTTCAGCTAAAGAACTACATATATCAAATAGATTATTTTTATATTTTCTAAAAGTATTTAGAAGCTTTGCTTCTTGTTCTTCTACTTTTTGTTTTTCATCATCAGAAATTTCGTAACTTCCGAAATCAAATTTTCTTAATTGACTTCCAGCTATTGCATCTTCAAATGCTTTCATTACATTATTTTCATTACTCATCTTCTATTTCACCCCACACTTTTATAAAAACATTTTTTATTTGCTCTAATTCTTGAGCTCTTCTTTCCCAAAGTAGAGTACCTTTTTCAATTAAGTTTAAGATTATTGAAGATTGCTTAATTGGAATAGATAAAAATACTCCTGAACGATTTAACTTTTCTTTTAAAAAAGAATAAAAGTTCTTCTCTATTGCAGTTCTTCCTACCCTATTTGGGATGACAGCTCTAATTTTAGATATATCCGTTTTTTTAAGTAAGTTTAAAATAGAGTTTGTTGTAACTGAGTCCAAGAAAGTTGGAACAATTATATGTTCAGCTACATCAACAAAGACATTGTCCAAATTCATAACTGGAGAACCATCTATGATGATATGTTTAAATTCCTTTTTCAGATTATTAATTTGTTTCTTAAATTTTTCATCAAGATTCCCTTTTACTTTATAGTCTTGAAGATGCAAGAAAAATAAATTAGGTCTTAATTTTGTTAACTCATAATTTTTTCCTTCCAATAAATCTTCAAGTCCTTTTTTATTAGTATCTTTAATTTTTATTCCAGAATAATTTAAAATATTATTCTGAGAGTCTGAAGTTAATATCAAGACTTTTTCATTTTGAAAGGCTTTGTATGCTGCTAATTGTAAAGCTATCCAGCTTTTACCTACTCCACCTTTATTATTTTTTACAAGTACGACTCCCATAATCTCCTCCTATTT